TGCCGAAGACTGGGCGGCGGCGGCAGCGCCAGCGATGTCATAGTCGGAAGCGAGGCCGTCCGCATATGACTGTGCCGAAGACTGGGCGGCGGCGGCAGCGCCAGCGATGTCATAGTCGGAAGCGAGGCCGTCCGCATATGACTGTGCCGAAGACTGGGCGGCGGCGGCAGCGCCAGCGATGTCATAGTCGGAAGCGAGGCCGTCCGCATATGACTGTGCCGAAGACTGGGCCATATCAGCCTTTGCTTGAGCACCCGTTTGAGTCTCAAGTTGAGATGTGTCGGTAATGCCATGAACACTTGTTGTTGCTCCGGTGTGCGTACTTACCAAGGACGAGTCGGCTTTATTGCCGATTTGTGTTGCCACTGTTGTTGCAAAGTTGGGGTCATCTCCCAGAGCAGCAGCGAGTTCATTGAGAGTGTCTAATGTTGAAGGAGATGCGTCTACTAGGTCAGACACTTCTCTTCTTACAAAAGCCGTAGTTGCAAGTTGAGTTGTATCGGTCCCCGCAGTAGCGGTAGGTGCTGTAGGAACCCCAGTAAACGTAGGACCGGCAAGGTTTGCTTTCAGGTCAATAGCAGCATCAATCTGAGGGTGAGTGTAGGTATCTGCAACACTAAAAACAGCATAAGACACAGCAGAAAGAATATCACCAGCACTTGCTGCAGATACCAAAACAATGCTTGTTCCATTTGTGGCTGTATAATCAGTTGAATTGACTAGAAGTACTCCATTAAGGAATACCTGCAAGAAATTTTGGGTGTATGCCAAGTTGAGTGAATTATTGTCTAATCCTAAAAAAGTTGTTTGAGCGGCAGTAGCAGTATATTCATAAGTTAAAAAATTAACCTCTGTTCCGTCTATCACCCCAGCCATTGGTATCCATTCAGACCCAGTATATACATAAGAGGAAAGATCATCAGAATCTGTCCACATTTGACCAGAAACAGGAGAAGTTGGAGGGGAAGGTTGAAAGCTTGTAATGGCATTAGGGGTTACTACTAAAGAAGATATGCTTTCCCATTCTGTTCCACTCCATACCCTGGCATTTCTACTTGTCATATCTTCATTATATCAGGTTCAGATGTGTTTACAGTCATACCGCTCATGGAAGCAACCTTGCTATTCGTGACCTCATGATATTATTTATACTGGTGAAGGCACCACCCACAAGTATCTTGCCGTCCGGCTGGACGGCAATGGTGTTTATGGGTGAGTTGTTTGGACCGGTACCGATATCGGTAGTGAACGCAGTATCCCTTGTACCGTCAGCGTTAAGTCTGACGATACGGTTCGCGGCGACACCATTGAACGTGATGAAGATACCACCCACAAGTATCTTGCCGTCCGACTGGACGGCAATGGTGTTGACACTATCGTTTGCACCGGTACCAGTAGTGAACGCAGTATCCCTTGTACCGTCAGCGTTAAGTCTGACGATATATTTCACGGTGACACCGTTGAACGTGGTGAAACTCCCACCCACAAGTATCTTGCCGTCCGACTGGACGGCAATGGTGTTGACATTGGCGTTTATACCTGAACCAGCAGTGAACGCAGTATCCCTTGTACCGTCAGTGTTAAGGCGAAGAATACCGGCGCTGACGGCGACACCGTTGAGTTGGTTGAAACCCCCACCCAAAAGTATCTTACCGTCCGACTGGACGGCAATAGTGTTGACAATGTTGTTTAAACCGTAACCCATGTTAGTCATAAACGCAGTATCCCTTGTACCGTTATCGTTAAGTCTGGCGAGGTACTTCGCGGTACCACTGAGATCGGTGAAGGTACCACCCACAAGTATCTTGCCGTCCGGCTGGACGACAATAGTGTTGACAATGTTGTTTGCACCGTTACCAGTATTGGTGGTGAAATCAGTATCCCTTGTACCATCAGAATTAAGCCGAACAATACGGCGCGCGGTGGCACCGTTGAACGTGGTGAAACTCCCACCCAAAAGTATCTTGCCGTCCGGCTGGATGGCAATAGTGTGGACAGTGTTGCCTGCACCGGTACCAGTAGTGAACGCAGTATCCCTTGTACCGTCAGCGTTAAGTCGAACAATACGGCTGGCAGTGACACCATTGAACGTGGTGAAGTCTCCACCCACAAGTATCTTGCCGTCCGGCTGGATGGCAAAAGTTCTGACAATATTGTCTGCTGCTTCTGACAAAACAAACGCGGAAGTATCTCTAGTTCCGTTAGTATTCAAACGAACAATACGGCGAACGGTGACACCGTTGAACGTGGTGAAACCCCCACCCAAAAGTATCTTACCGTCCGACTGGACGGCAATAGTGTTGACATGGTTGTCTGCACCGGTACCAGTATTGGTGGTGAAAGCAGTGTCTCTGGTGCCGTCAGCATTGAGCCTGACGATACGGTTCACGGTAACACCTGATGGGAACGCGGGGAAAGTCCCACCCACAAGTATCTTGCCGTCAGATTGGACGGCAATGGTGTTGACATTGCCGGTTGGACCGGTGGAATATGAATATGTAGGAAAAGTAGCATCCCCTGTACCGTCAGAATTAATTCTGAAGATACTCCTCGTCGTAACACCATTGACTGTTTCGAAATTCCCACCCAAAAGTATATTGCCGTCCGGCTGGATGGCAATAGTGAGGACACCTTGCCATTGTGTGCCGGTTATACCGGTACCATTATTGGTGAACGCAGTATCCCTTGTACCGTCAGCGTTAATTCGAACAATACGGCTGGCAGTGACACCATTGAACGTGGAGAAGAATCCACCCACAAGTATCTTGCCGTCCGGCTGGACGACAATGGTTTCGACACCGCCCTGGAAACCGGTACCCATGTTAGTAGTAAACGCAGTATCCCTTGTACCGTCAGCGTTAAGTCTGACGAGAGAGCGGGTCGGATGTATATTATTGAATATGGAGAAGTCTCCACCCACAAGTATCTTGCCGTCCGGCTGGACGACAATGGTTTTGACCTGGCCGGCGTTGTTGAGGAGGGTTACACCGGTACCCGTGTTAGTAGTAAAAGCAGTATCCCTAGTGCCGTCAGCATTAAGCCGAACAATACGATTCACGGTGACACCATTGAACGTGGTGAAACTCCCACCCACAAGTATCTTGCCGTCCGACTGGACGGCAATGGTGTTGACATGGCTGTTTGCACCGGTACCAGTATTGGTGGTGAAAGCAGTGTCCATAGTGCCATCAGAATTAAGCCGAACAATACGGCTAGCGGTACCATTGAACTGGGTGAAACTCCCACCCACAAGTATCTTGCCGTCCGGCTGGACGGAAATGATGAGGACATTTTGGTCAGAAAGGCTTGATGTATCAAAGGTAGTAAAAGAATAATCATTGTTATTCATAATGAGATTGTAAAAAGATTTCCACCCACCAGCGGCTCGAACCGAAGCTGAAGAAACCTGCTTCCACACCCCACCGACTTTCACAGAAGGCAATGAATCCTTCCAAATACCAGCAACTTTAACTCTCATTGCACATAAACCAACCAAATATCCCCATCATAACCCCCAGTAGGTGCAGCGGTAGACATCGTAATCTGACGGACACCATTAGAACCCGCAGCAGTCGGAGACTCAACATTGGTAGTGCCAGTAAATGTCGGTGACGCAAGGCTTGCCGTCAGGGCTACCGCAGCAGTAACAAAATCGGTAGTAGCAAGTTGAGATGTGTCGGTAATGCCATGAACACTTGTTGTTGCTTCGGTGTGCGAACTTACCAAGGAAGAGTCGGCCTTATTGCCGATTTGTGTTGCCACTGTTGTTGCAAAGTTGGGGTCATCTCCCAGAGCAGCAGCGAGTTCATTGAGAGTGTCTAATGTTGAAGGAGATGCGTCAACAAGAGCAGCCACTGCACTGGATGCCGCACTGTCTGCGTACAACATGGTCGCAATAAGAGACGTGTCAGAGATGCCGTGAACGGAAGTGGTATCAGAGTTATGTGTTGATAACGCAGATGATGCCGAAGACTGGGCGGCGGCGGCAGCGCCAGCGATGTCATAGTCGGAAGCGAGGCCGTCCGCATATGACTGTGCCGAAGACTGGGCGGCGGCGGCAGCGCCAGCGATGTCATAGTCGGAAGCGAGGCCGTCCGCATATGACTGTGCCGAAGACTGGGCGGCGGCGGCAGCGCCAGCGATGTCATAGTCGGAAGCGAGGCCGTCCGCATATGACTGTGCCGAAGACTGGGCGGCGGCGGCAGCGCCAGCGATGTCATAGTCGGAAGCGAGGCCGTCCGCATATGACTGTGCCGAAGACTGGGC